AGTCTCCAATAGGGTTGATTTCCGCATTTGGGAATAAAGAACGCAATACATCAGAACTCGCATTGCTCTGGCAAATAATAAGACGGCTTCCGTCTTTGATGTACTTGCCATCAAAAGGAAACTGTTCATATATACCTTTTGCAATGTTTGCAAGTGTCTGCTGTTCATAAGTAACGGGTGTTCCTTTAAAAATTCCATTATCACCGCAACGGATGATTCCATCCTGATTACGAGCAAGATGCTCATCCTGCGGAGTGATTGCAATGTTGCACATAAGGTTTGCACCGCCTATACGGTTTATGGCTTTTGCAACATCAGTTTTGTCGATTGGAGCAGAGGTTTCGATAATCGCATGGCAAACACCATGTCCAATTAACACCTCAACTGCAACCTTTGGGTCTTTTTGAGCATTGTATGCTAAATCAACAATTGCTCCTGCAATTCTGTCTGCCACCTTATCGGGGTGAGAGGGATTCACTTTTTCAAACATAAATCATCGTCCTTTCCGAGCATTCAATAAACGCTCCATTAAATCGTCCTGCGGATTTGAACCACCATATTCCGTAGAACAGTTTTCTTTTACTACTTGGTAAATCTGATACCAAGTTTGATTGACTTGCTTCATATAGGTTTGGCTCATCGCCACATACGGAGATGCTATAGCATTACCCGTTGTAGGATGCTTTGCAAGGAATCCGTATTCAGAAATACATTCCTCACATTGAATCCATCTCGACACACTCATTGCATATTGCTCAATGAGCTGTGTGTTAACAAGCTGCTCACAACCTCGTTCTCGAAGCCACATCCATGTATCCCTATATACAGCTTCCGCACACAAGTCTTTTCCATTTTTCTGTTCAGCCTTTAGGTATTCTTTAATTGGCGGTACATCAACACCTTCAAAGCTGACGGGTTCAGGCAGAGTTATTACACTTGCGGTTTTTGTTTTGCCGCTTGCAATTTTGTCGGTGAGTGCTTTTGGCTTTCTGCCTGCACCGACACGCTGACCGCCTCGGTTCGTACCGTCTTTTGCCACTGCAAAATCACCTCGCTTTTTAATGCCGGGTTAATACCCCGTTTGATTTCCGAAATTTGCACACGAAGGGGGGCGCCCGTTCCTCAGCGAGATGGTCGCAGAGATTTTGATACCCCTACCGGGATGAAAAAATAAATATAAATTTTATTATTTTTATCATCTATGACCGCTTACCCCATCTGTCACCATCACGAGCTGTTATCTCTGAGTGACACGACTTACAAAGCGACATAAGGTTGTCGGATGCGTGTGTACCACCACGGGAGAGAGGAACGATGTGATGAACCTCTTCGGTCGGAGTAACCTTTCCGTTCTTAAGACACATCTCACAAAGCGGATGCTGTGCTGCGTGTCTGTCACGGATTCTTTTCCAAGCTCTGCCGTACCTACTCTTGGTTGCAGGGTCACGGATGTATTTCTCGTAGCGTTGGTTCTCTTGCCGTTGGTGTTCCTCACAGAACCTTCCGTCCGTAAGTTTGGGACAGCCGGGGTGTGAACACGGTCGCTTTGGTTTCTTTGGCATTGTGTTTCACCTCCTCGTTGCAAAAGAAAAACCCCGGTACCTTTTAGCGTACCGAGGTTTGTTCTATTTCGATGATACTATTATAACACAGGTAAACCGAACAAAACGAACAACTTTAATTTTTTTGCAAAAATCTATCATGAGCCATGCGGACACCGTCTTCCGTATTACCACCGCCAATGCTGAAAGCAATCTGCCTCCAACTCAATCCGTTGATGTAGCGAAGTGCCAATATCATTCTCATTTGGCTGTCCTCAACTGTTTCAATGTATCTATTCAGGCGGTTAAACTCGTAGAAGCATTTCTTAAGGTTCAAATCAAGCAGTGCTTTAAGGTCTGCGATTTCCGCTGCGTACTTTGCAACCTTGTCGCTGTTCCACGATACCTTTGGCATTCCAGTAATTTGTGCGGTGCAAGATGTGGCAAGACCCTCAAGCTCAAGAAGCCTGCGTTGCTGTTCTTCAATTTCACGATTTAAATAATAAAGCTGTGAAAGCTCTTTTTTTGTCATAGGCAAATCCCTCCAATCTCTGCTTTTACTGCATCCATTAATGCAGACTGCATTGTTTCCTTTGTACGAAGAGCTTTCATAATTCGCTCATCGGTTGTTCCTTTTGTAATGATGTGGTGGATAACCACTGTTTTGGATTTCTGACCTTGTCTCCATAACCTTGCATTGGTTTGAAGGTAAAGTTCCAAGCTCCAAGTCAACCCAAACCATATAAGGGTTGAACCGCCTTCTTGGATGTTGAGTCCATGACCTGCAGATGCCGGATGAATTACAGCAACTGGAATGTTACCGCTGTTCCAATCGGTTATATCCTTTGAAGATTTAATCTCTCTTACATCAAACCGCTTTTGAATTCTCTCAAGGTCGTGTTTGAACCAATACGCCACAAGCACTGGTTTGCCGTTTGCTTGTTCGATTAAATCCTCAAGGGCATCAAGTTTTCTGCTATGGATTTCTATGAAGTTTTTCTCCTCATCATAAACAGCACCATTTGCCATTTGCGATAGTTTATTACTTAATGCTCCAGCGTTGACCGCATCAATCTCTTTATTGGCAATTGCAAGAACGAGGTCTTTTTTCAGTCCGTTATACATTTTCATTTCCTTTTCTGAAAGACTTACTTCAACTTCGTTCATAATGCATTCAGGCATTTGAAGGTAGTCCGTGCTTTTCATTGAAATGGTTATGTCAGAAATTCTTCTGTATATTTCATCTTCCGCACCATCTTTCGGTTTATAAGAAAATATCACTTGACCGTTGCGTTTGTCAGGACGGAAGAACTCGTCCCTGTAATGGGTAATGAACCTTCCGAGTCGTTTGCCCATATCAAGTAGTTTGAACTCTGCCCATAAGTCCATAAGACCATTTGAAGAAGGTGTACCCGTGAGACCTACCATTCGTTTAACAGTGGGTCGCACTCTCATTAAACTTTTGAACCTTTTAGCTTGATGGCTCTTAAAGGATGACAGCTCATCAATTACCACCATGTCAAAGTTGAAATTAATACCGCTTTGCTCAATCAGCCATCCCACATTTTCTCGGTTGATAATGTAAAGGTTGGCAGGCTTTTGAAGTGCCAGTTTTCTTTCGGTTTCTGTTCCAACTGCAATGGAATATTTGAGATGTTTTAAATGGTCCCACTTCTCAATCTCTGCTTTCCATGTATCCCTTGCTACACGGAGAGGTGCGATGACGAGAACTTTCTGCACCTCAAATGTATCAAGGCAGAGGTTGTTGATAGCGGTAAGTGTTATGATACTTTTTCCAAGTCCCATATCTAATAGGACAGCTGCTACTGGGTGCTTTTCAATGAACTCGGTTGCATAGGTTTGATAGTTATGCGGTACATATTTCATCAAGTACACCTCCAATGCATTCAGGGTTGTCAATGCAGAAAACCAAAAAGCCAAGTGATTCTAACTGTCGTTTTCTGCGTTCTTGAAGCGGTCGGAGTTTTTTGCCCGGTGCTTTAAGTTCTGCAAATGCAATAATGCCGTTTGGCATCAGAATGATTCTGTCAGGTACACCATCAAAGCCGGGAGACACAAACTTCATGCAAAGACCGCCTTTTTCTTTGACTGCTGTTTTTAATTTATTTTCTATCGTTTTTTCTCTCATTTTGAACTCCTTGTTTCCCGTTGTTGTTTCCAAAGGGGTAAAAACTCTCTCGTGCGTGTATGCGTGTATATGTTGCTATTTCTCTCTTTATCTTTATATTTTTCTTATATATAAAGTAATTGGGAAACATAGGAAACAACCACACTGCAAGGCTGACCGCCACTGGCTTTGGGTTGTTTCCTGAAAAAGTTTCCATTATCCCATTTGAGAAATGAGGGAAACAGCATTAACCGTTTTCTATGTTTCCGTTGGAAACACGGACGAATGTTTTCTGAACTCCGTAGCCGGGTATTCTTGTCTTGCCGGATGCGTTACCTGAATAACGCTCCCAACCACCGAGCTTGTAAAGAATACCTTCGATTTCATATGAATCCGATTTTTTGATGCTCTCACGAGCTTTACCGAAGCATTCGCACCATATCTCCATAACGCAAACACGGTCACGCTCGACAGAGCCATTTCTTTTAACCTCACCGAACTCTGTGCCATTGAGGTAGCTTTTTCTTTCGTATAAATCCATCGATGACCATTCTTCGGGAAGTAATGTATCAAGGTAATCCTCAACAATACCTTCTCGGTCATCTGCTTCCATTGCATTTCTCTGCATTGCATATGCTTGCTCTGCGACTTTACCTTTAAGGAACAGCTCCTCGCCACGATTGTAATACTCGACAGCTTCTGCCCATATTTGGTCTACATCAGTAAGCTCCCACGGATGATGCTTGCCTTTGCCTGTTATGTTAACGGGAAAGAAGCGGCGGTTTCCAGTGATGTCACGAAGGAATCCACTATCGCTGTTGGTTGTGCCTACAATGATACAGCTTCTCGGATGGCTTTCAACTGAAGTGCCATAAGCCTGACGGTACTTATCATCGGTTCGTGTAACAAAGGATTTGATGGTTTCCACATCAACCTTTTTCATTCCGTTAAGCTCCGATATTTCAAGAATCCAATATCCCTGTAATTTTTCAGGAGCAGTCTTATCCTTCATATCGGCTATAGACAAAGAGTCAGAGAACCACTGCTTTCCGAGCTTTGCAAAAAGAGTGGATTTTCCGATGCCTTGCTTGCCACCAATAACGAGGATGGTATCAAACTTTATGCCCGGTTCAAAAATTCTCGCAACAGCTGCTACGAGTGTCTTTCTTGTTACAGCACGAACATACTCCGTATCATCAGCACCGAGGTAATCAATAAGAAGTGTATCTAATCTTTCAATTCCATCCCATTTCAGATCTGATAAATATTCTTTTACAGGATGGTAAAGGCGGTCAGCTGAAGCTACGGCAAGGAGAGCATCCTTGAACTTGGTAGGTGACCATATTCCATAGATGCGTTCAAAATACATCTTTGCACAAGCAAGGTCGGTATCGCTCCAACCCGGCTTTACCTGATTCCAAGGCAGAGTGCCAACAACATCAATCATATTTTTAAATTGATTAAACACGATGCATTTGAGGTTTTCATCGTTACGGATAATGGTACAAATGTTGGTCATGGTGTCTTTGATGTTCCCGGCTTTGTCAAGTTCCAAAGTGGTCTGCCAGTCATCTGTGGCAAAGTCATCCGAAGCCTGTGCCATTCGCTCTTCAGCAAAAACTGCACGGACAGCATCGTCTTTAAGAGCTAAATCGCACATTGCTTTATATGAGGGGAGCTTGGATGGCGGTGTATTTCTGTCGCACTTATCATCAAGGTCATGAAACTTATGAAGGCGTACCAAGTCGAAGGCATTCAGCAGATGTCCGCACACGGGGTCAGTCGCATGGTGGCTATATGCAAACTTTCCGTCATACACAACTACACCTGCGGAAGAGTCTGCCGGGATATAATCAAAGCGACCATTCATTGCACTTGGTGCATAAACTTCTGACAGAAACTTTTCAATTGCATCCTCAATGGTGTATGCACGGCAAAATGCTCCTACAACACCCGGTTTTGTCAGGGGGTCAGCTTGTGCAGATACATTTCTGCTTACAACTTCCGACTGCCTTGAGGATACCGGGTAAGTGGATACATCCTTCCAATCGTCATACTTGGCAAGATACACATCAGGGTCAAGGTCATCTCCTCGCTTCACATCGTGGAAGAACTCTCCGTTGATGGAGGTTGACGGAAAATACATAAGTCTGCAAGGCTCATATGTAGTGTCATCGAACATATCAATGCCGATTTCCTTTGCGACCATTCTTGCGACCGCTGGGTATTCCTCTTCGGAAATATCACGGGAAAGCGGAATAAGCAATCGCAGTCTCGGATTCTCTTTGGTGTGTTTATGCGTGGTATATACGCAGCATCTGAAATCATATAGCATCTTGATGCTTTCCCAAATATCAGGGGTTGCATAGTCCATATCAAGGGTCAACATACTGCGGCAGAGTACATTCCCGTTCTTTCGTCTGCCTTCACGAAGATGACCGCCAACGAAGCCACCGACATCCTTGATGTTATCCTGCTGACCTTTTTTCATTTTTCTGTATTCTTCAACGGTCTCGGTAGTGCGTTTGGTGTAGCTCACAACCTCACACAATTCCTCCCAAGACATCTCTTTGTTTTTCCACCGCTTATCCATACGGCTATTACCAAATGCTATCTTCATTTTTTGACCTCCTTACAAGCCTCGGTGAAATACCTGATAGGCTGTCCTTTCTTTTTTGCCTTTGCTATCTCAATTCCCATGCCGTTTGATATCTTCTTACCGAACACCCAAAGTTCGGCACATTTCGACAAGAGAACAATATCCATAAATATTGCAAGGTTTCTTTCTTTTGGGTTTTCATCCGACAGAAATTGTGGGAAGAACAGATGCGGTGCTATGGGAATGCACCCTTTGTCAACTGCAAACTTACAATACTTTCTTGCTTTTTCAATGTTTGTTTTTGTATCCCCGGAAAACGGAGAACATATATAAACGATTGGTCGGAAGGCTGACTTCTTTGCTTCCGCTTCAATCCGTGTTAATGCTTCATATGCTGTCGGGTCATAGTAGCGTTCTGAATTGTATAAATTAACACTCATACCTTTAATCCTTTCTGTAAAAATCACAGACATATCCATCGGCACGGAGGATGAGACCCTCTGCCCATGATGGAGTTTGTCCCATTACCCGACATATATCGTCAAGCGAAGTTTCGGGCGCTGCTTCGATAACAGCTTCATCGTGTATGTGCATAACAATGTCAAAGCCGGAATCATTCAATCGGAGCATTGCTTCCGCAAGAATGTCACGAGCCGTTGCTTGGACAATATTCTCGACAAATTTCGCTCCATAACTTTCGAGTCGTTCCCATTTCTTTGTGCCGCCGACACCTTCGTAGGTCACGGACTCACCACCAAAGCGGTTCTCGCCAATCCTCGGTTTTACATAAGCAAGCCGTCTGCCGGAAGGGAGAGTAATAAAGAGTATTCCGCTTTGCAATGAAAAGCCGATGCCGTGTGTTTTTGTTGCTTGTTTGGTTTTGATGCATTCTTTGACTGCATTGTCCACTGCATACCAGAACTGCACAATTCTTGTATTTGCTTGCCTCCAAGCATCCACAAGTGGCTGAAGCTCCGATTCCTCAATGCCCATTTGCAATGCACCCATTGCTTTCAATGCACCGACCGAACCGCCATACCCAAGTGCCAATTCAGCGATTTTTCCTTTTTGTCGGAGGTGTCCGTTTACACCATTTTTCTCAACTGGTACATGAAACATCTGCGATGCGGATGCACAATAAATGTCACCACCATTTTCAAACACACCTTGTCTCCATTGCTCTCCTGCAAGCCACGCAATGACACGAGCCTCAATTGCTGCGAAGTCAGCAACATAGAATCGGCACCCCGGTTTTGGAACGAATGCTGTTCTTATAAGCTCCGAAAGTACAAACGGCACAAAATCATAGAGCATCTCAACATCTTTATAAAATCCCTTTTTGACAAGGGTGCGAGCTTGCTCCAAGTCAGGCAGATGATTCTGTGGAAGGTTCTGAACTTGAATGAGTCTTCCGGCATATCTGCCAGTGCGGTTTGCACCATAAAATTGTATAAGACCTCTGGCACGACCATCTGAACCGACAGCATTTTCCATTGCTGTATATTTCTTAACACTGCTTTTTGCCAGTTGCTTCCGTAGATTAAGCATTTCAGCAACCTCATCGGTTGCTTCCGAAAGCAACTCTTCCACGGCATCTTTACTCAAAGTTTCCGTTTCCACTCCTTGTTCGGACAACCATTCCTTCAGCTGAACCGTGGAGTTCGGATTTTCAAGTCCCGTAATCTCACGAGCCGTTTGGAGGTTAGATTCACGCATTTCGGTATCGCATTTTATTGCAGAAGCTACCAATTTCAAATCAAGCATGATTCCTCGGTCATTAATTTCTTGGTCGAGGATGTAATTCTGCCATTCGGTATCCGATACAGGAAATTTTGAAAGCCTCTGCTGAATAGACATCTCAACCTCAACATCTCGAATGTTGTATTGCTTGAAGCTCTCCCAACGGTCCGGGGCATCTTGGGGAAAGTGTCTTATTTGTGTACCATCACGGAGCTTTCCGGGAGTACAAAAATAACGGATGAGTTCTTTCCCTTCTGTGAGCTTTTGCTTTTCAAGCCCAAGAACCGCTCCGACACCTTCAAGTGAAAGTGGAAGTCCGAGAGTTGCTGCCCAGACCATAGTGCATCGCCATGCTTTGGCGGTCATATGTTTACCGATATATTTTGAAAGGCATATGCGTTCAAACTGTGCATTAAATGCCCACTTTATTACAGAATCATCTGTTAACGCATTAAGCACATCGGAAGGGATAGATTCTCCCAATGCCAAGTCAACAACCTCAACCTTACCGCCATCTATGGAATAAGCAAAAAGGAGTATTTCAAAATCTTTTGATTCGCTATACTTGTATACTCCAGATTTGGTAAGGTTCACAGAGGAGTATGTCTCAATATCAATGCTTATCGTTTTCATAGTTACTCCTTTCTGCTATAGGGGACAGAGTGGCTCTGTCCCCATATATGTTAATTAGTCAAGAAAATCCTCATCATCAAGGGTTGTGAAGTCATCTGCTGCATTGGTTCTGCCACCGAGTGGTTCACCGTCTCTTACTTTTTGAATGTTTCCAAGACCGCAGGCGATACCTTTGTTACCATTTGAGTTGAATGCATAGAAGGTAATGGACACTCTTGCATACACACCGCTATACACCTCATTGCGGTCAAGTATAGGCTGAACCTTTGCATCTACAATCTGCGGAGCCGTTGTGCTGTTTGCATTTACAAAGAAACTATCCTTATATGCTTCATCGTCACGCTCAACATCCCCGTCACGGAGAGGAAGCTTAAGAGCTGCCTTGTTGGGAATCTTGCCACCGAACTTTGAAGCACCTTCTTTGATTGCATTGTCGATTGCCGCTTCAATCTGTGAAATCGTCTTTTTATCCGACTTGGGGATAATCAGCGAAACAGAGTATTTTTCTGCACCGCCATTTATTGATTTCGGTTCCCACACATTTGCATATGAAAGTCTTACTACGCCTGTAACTACTTTTGTGTTATTCTGATTTGTCATGATTATCAATCCTCCGTAATTTCATTAAATTCATCATTTACATTTGATTTTGTGATTGCCTGTCTTTTGTCACTCGCAGGCACGAGTGTTGGTTTTCCCGGTGGCTTATATACAAGACCTCCGAGGATTTCAGCAAAGCCTTTTTTACCCATGAGCTTTTCCATTTCAGTTATGGTGATAAGGCTTTGTTTGAAGATGTCAGTGTATCCGGCAGCCTTCGCTGCTTCAGCAACTGCATCTTCATCTGTGTACTTGCGATTCGAGCGACCTTCGACCACCTTAAATCCACGCCATTCTTTGCCGTGGTTCAGAGCAGCATCCTGTGCATAAGCGGTGATTTCATTAGCCCACTTTGTAAGGTCATCAAGTTTTCCAAGAATGTCCTCAATTTCATCGTCTGTCAACAGTGGCGGAGCTTTGAATTCATACTTTGCAAGCCTTAACTTTTCTTCAGCTCTTGCTCTGCACTTAACAGCTGCTTTGCAGAATGTACACCACGAACCGGGACAATATTCACCTTCGCCTTTATATGCTTTTTCAGCTTTGGGGATGAGGGTGTTTTCCGTCCATTCTCGAAGCTCTGAAACAGGAATCGTCCAAGTGCTTATGTTTTCACGACGTGGTTGATATATGGTCATGGAAATTTGTTCGATGTCATAAAGACCATCATAGATTTCCAATGCACCAAGTGCATAAAGCATCATCTGCGGATTGTGTTCTGCTTCCACAAGCACACCTTGACCATATTTGAAATCTATAATATGTAGTGTGCTGTCGGAAATAATGATGCAGTCACCAGTTCCGAAGCCATCAGGTACAAATCGTGAAAAATCGAGTTTTTGCTCAATAAGTATAATTGGGTCTGTGCATACATTTTTTGCTTCTTCCAAAGTCTCAAGGACAAAAACTACATACCCGTCAGTATGCTCATCCATCTCATCGGAGTCATACTGTGATGTAGGTTTCCGGGAACGCATTTTCAGTGCCTTGCGAAGTTTGTGTTCACAAAGAGCATGAGCAGCAGTTCCTTCCGCTGCAGCATCGGTTTCCTTGTTCTCAAATTCAAGTTCAAGTCTTGCCGATGGGTTACAGTTAAGCCAACGGTGAGAAGATGATGCAGATAAGACAGCGTGTTTCTTTTCAGCCATTTATAACACCTCCGCATCGGCAAGCAATGCCGGATAATCTTTTGGGTCAATCTCGCTTAACTTGGAATGACCATACTTTTGCAAAAGCTCTCGAATTTCTGCACCGTGTCCGTTTGCACTTTTTGTAGATAAGACACTTCGGACATCTTCAAGTGTGAGCTTCGGCTCATCGTGTACTTCCTGCGTAGGTTCAAGATCAGGAGCTTGGGGTTCGGTTTCTTCTGATACCGTGTTAGTGTCGCACATCGCATCAGCCACCGCTTCCAAACTATCTGCCAATGAACGCATTCCCGATACAACATCGAGTAGGAGCTTAACTTTACTCATACATTTTCACCTCCTGACACTTCATTGATTGACAGTGATTGAACACTATCTCCGGGAACAACAATTGTCAGCTTTGTCGGACTGCCGAGCAGAAACCTTAATAACCGTTCCCTTACCGAAATACTGCGACAACTAACGATGCCACTGTTTTTCGGTTTCTTTGAAACACTGATTTGTAAGTTGTGCTTCATGTTTCTCCTTCTTTCCGAAAGGCTGATTTTGTTGTGCCTTTCACCCTACGGAGATTTATTGGCTGTTTTGGGGAGGTGTTTTCAAAATTTTTTTTATTTTTTTTCTTGCTGCATCAATTGAATAGCAAACTGCCTTGTGGTCTTTGTTTTCTCTTCGAGCAATTTCTCGTATAGATAAACCACTCGCAAGCATTAGTAATCGTCTTTGCTGTACTTCAGTAAGTTCACTTAAAGCTTCATATAAGGATTCATTTTCAAGTCCCTGAAAATATATACTTTCCGGGGTGTCCGGGTCTGCGTAGTCTAAACCTTCCCAAGCTGCATCGGAAGAGTAACAATGATACCTCTCTTTACGAGCAAGGTTCTCTTCTATTCTTCTGGAATCCAAAATCCATGTGCCGATATTTTCATCAACTTCGATTTCCGTTTTTTCACCATTAACAAATTCATACTTAATTTTCATAAATAGGCTCCGTTCAGATTTTGAAATGCGGCCACAGCCGCTTCATCCACCAAACAGAAAAAGACGACAGAGAAGACCGACTTCCCGTGGGGAAAGTACAGTCCGCACTGCCGTCTTGCGTTCTGGCGGATTACTTAATTACTTATGCTACTTTTTTTATGTGTTCAATTTTCAGTGAACCATCTGGGTTCGCTGTTATTCGGGTTAAGCAGTCTTTGTTTACAATTTCCACGACCCTTCGGTCTGGACTTATATCGCAGACACGCTTCCCATTGAGGTTGCGTATTTCAGCCATGAGATGACCTCCTTTCAATATTTTTTTTGTTTTCCTCTATTAAAATTATAAAAGATGTGGTATAATATATTCAAATATTGAATATACATACTTTTTACGAATATTTATCAATGGGAGGAATATAAATATGATAAATCTGAATACTGATATGTTAAAAGAGAATATTGCTATGCTTATGAAGCAAAATGGTACTACACAACAAACACTTGCTACAGCAATAGGGATGTCGCAGGCAAATTTAAGTAAGGCACTTAACCCCAACGAAAAGAAGTGTTTTACTGTAGAACAGCTTTTCAACATTGCTCAATATTATAATGTTTCAATTGATGAGCTTGTCGACAACCATGCAGCAGAAAGAGCTACTACAAACCCTTTATTTGTATTCAATTATCTTTCACATCTTCTTCGTGAACGCTGCATAAAAACTACAACTGTTGAGCTTGAAGAATGTGTATATACTCAATTTCATAATAGTCAGGGATTTCCAGATGGTCGAATCGATACAATCCCCGTTGAGTACACCGCTTTTTATTTCCCTGATTATTTAAACCCTGCCGAACTTACAGATAACGACCAAGATTTTAGTGAGATGTCAACTGAATTCTATTATAGTGGCAATAGGTCGGAGTTTTATCACATGAACGAGATTCTTAAAAAGTTCATTCCCGTTATACAACTTCATCTACAAAAGCAAATCAAGGATGATGCTTTTGAAATTATCCTAAAAGGATATCAAAAGGAATTTGAGAAAGAATAAAAATAGCCGGAGTAAAGCATTGAATTGCTCTACTCCGGCTATTTGGTCACTCGTTTATAAGCGGTGCCGTTGCTCGGTAGTTAGATTCTATTATCAACCGATATATTAACAATATTTTTACAGTGGGGGCATTTGAGTTGAACCTCAACACTTCCTTGCGGAGCACTCTGAACATCAAAGACCCTTTTCTTACAGTTCGGACATTTTACCATTTTTGCAGTTTTAACTGGTTTGCTCAAATTGTTACCTCCTAACGATACATCATGCCCGGCATCGTTATTTCATGAGCACTGTGGTTCGGCATTTTTAAATCACCCATAAGGGATGCTGAAAACACAGAGTGTTTTCCAAATCTTCTGCGGATTTCTTCTATGGTATTATCAATAGTTTCCCTCCGCATTCTTTTTTCGTGGTCAGTAAATAAGTCAAGCTGAATTGCTGTATTCTTATCTTTTAAATTAATAGCACGAACCGTAACAGCTCTTACCGGGACACTCCATGTGTAGTTTCTTTTAAATAAGTCGTGTGCTGCTTGAGCTATTTCTAAAGGACTCTGGGTCGGAAGTCCAAGTTGACACTGAAACTGCTTGTAATACAGTTCACTATTTTTAACCGAAATTTGCACACCGTTTGCGGTTAAGTTATGTACTCGCAGTTTGTGTCCGAGGTCTTGGCATAGTTCAAGCATTACACGCCATACCTCTGTGTTGTTTTCAAGGTCTGCTGTGCAGGTGATTCCGTGACCGATTGTCTTAACGGGTGAAACAAAATCCTTCTGCATTACACGAGAATTATCTGTGCCATTGGCATAGTGCCATAGTGCAAGACCATTGACACCGAACCAACTTTTGAGAAATTGTGGACTCACCGAGGCAAGCTGACCGATTGTGTGTATGCCATATTTTTCGAGCTTTGCTGTTGTGGCTCGTCCGACATACAAAAGTTCCGAAGCCGGGAGTGTCCATACTTTACTTTCAACATCGGCTTCTGAAATAACAGTCACAGCATCCGGCTTTTTCATATCCGAGCCAAGCTTGGCAAATATCTTATTATATGAAACTCCGATGCTTACTGTCAGTCCGAGTTCTTCTTTCATTGCTTTTCTTATTTCCTGTGCGATTTTTTCGCCTGATCCATGTATGCGAGAAGAACAAGAAACATCAAGCCAACATTCATCCATTCCGAAAGGTTCAACCAAATCTGTATAACGATAATATATCTCGTGTGCAAGTTTTGAATATTTGAGATACTGGTCATATTGGGGAGGAACAAGAATCAGGTCGGGGCATAACCTTTGAGCCTCCCAATTAACCATCCCTGTTTTTACGCCTGCCTTTTTTGCTTTCTCCGATTTTGCAAGAACAATACCATGCCTGTCCTCGGTTGCACCACAGACCGCCACAGCTTTTCCTCTTAATTCAGGATTCAGCATCATTTCAACGGATGCATAGAAACAGTTCATATCACTATGAAGTATTGATGTGTCTTTCATGGTAGTATGACCTCCTTTCAAATTTAATTGAAGTTTTTAGAACTTTTTTGAAGTTTTCTATTGACAAATTGGAAGTTCTGCTATATAATTAACTTGCAACTTCGATAAACTTCATATCTATATTAGCACCTTTTAGAAGTTTTGTCAATAGAAAATTAGAAGTTTTTAGAAGTTTTACACTTTTTACAAAAGGAGTGCATGATTAAAATGAAGTCTTTAGCAGAAAAAATAAGTGATGCAAGATATGCATTGGGAATCTCCCAGACAGAGTTAGGAGAAAATGTAGGAGTATCTTTGCGTTCCATCCTTGCTTATGAAAAGGGTGAATCAACACCCCGAAAGAATATAATTCTGAAATTAGCAAAGGTTCTGGGCGTTTCTGTAAAATATCTTACAGATGAAAATTGCGAGAACCCCATTGAGGATATTGAAAAGGATGGATACATAGATGAGGTTCGTGAACGCTACGGAGCTAAAGGTGCTCGTGACCTTAACACCCTCATCAGCGAAAACTGTGCTTTGTTTGCAGGTGGTGAATTGACCTCTGAAGAAAAGGATGTATTCTTTGAAGCATTAACAAAGGCGTACATTGCTTGTAAAGAAGAGGCAAGGGAAAAATTCACTCCCAAATCAAAGAAAAACGAGTAACATCTCGCAGTCCGTTTTTTGGGACAGTAGTTTGTGATAAAATAAATAATGGAAGCGAGGTGTTTCTTTTGTATAATAGCTTTGACTTTATTTGCAACGAGGCTGAAAAGCTGAAAGCAAAGTATGATGAAACTAATCCCTTCAAGTTGGCTCGTCAAATGGGCATCAATGTTTTATATGCTCCTATGGGTAAAAACATCGAGAGCTGCAAGGGGTTTTACCTCACGCATAGCCGTATTCGTACTATGACAATCAATTCAGATTTGTCCAGTGAATTTCAGAGAATTATATGTTCACATGAACTCGGTCATGCTGTGCTACATAATAAACAAGCCGGAGTAAAAGCATTTCATGACTTCGGTCTATTTGATACTGCCTCTACATTTGAATATGAGGCTAATATGTTCGCTGCAGAAATACTACTCGAAGATGATGATGTGCTTGACCGATTAAATGATGATTTATCATTCTTCCAAGCTGCAGCAGAACTCAATGTTCCGGCAGAAATCTTGGACTTTAAGTTCAGAACCATGAAATGGAAAGGCTACAAGGTAAGAGAAGCACCACTTTTGACACCGGGTAATTGGCTGAAGAATGCAGCCGATGGCGGATGCCCGGATGACTTTTATGGTGCATAGGAGGGATTTTTTATGATTGCGACAGATGTACTTGTAAAAAAGTTTGACAATGTTTACCCAGTGAAATTTGGTAAACTGAAAATGTTGAAGGCAGATGGTTCGTTTGAAGAAACAACCGTTTTTGATATAGATTACGATGAAGCGGAAATAATCCGTGGAACAATGACACCTGCCGAATTAGAAAGGCAAAGGTCAATCTTATGAATATAAAGGTTTATGTGGAGGTCAATGCTTCCTTCGGTGAAGATGGGCAAATGCTGCCGAAGTCACTCATTTGGGAAGATGGGACAACCTACAATATTGATAAAGTAACAGACATCAGACAAGCTGCCGCAATGAAAGCCGGGGGTCAAGGTGACCGCTACACGATAATTATAAACGGAAAGCAAAGCTATCTGTTTTTTGAAAGGTCGACAAATCTGTCCGGCAATATAATTGGACGATGGTTTGTGGAGAGGAAGATAGCCTAATACGGAGGAGAGAAAATTATGGGATTATTTGATATATTTAAGAAAAAAATATCTGCGGTAATAGAACCAAAAGTGGAACAAGAATCCACACAGCAAATTGAAAAGAATACACCCAAACCAACAATAATTAAAAAAGAAATAATTGCAAATAATCAGGGAGTTGAATTTTCTGTTGAGGTTGAAGGGCCCCCTCCGCTTGAAGAACTTCTGAAAACAGCTGTTGCGAGTAAGCAAGGGCTGTATCCGCATGAAATTATTATGTTAGAGTATGCTCCATCATATAAAACAGCAAATAATTCATTTCAGCAATTTTGGTTTTATCAATACTCTGTTAAAGAACCGCAGAAAATTTTGGATTCGTTGTTTGATAGAGGCTTTATAAAAATCGGAGACCTTAAATCGGCTCTTGAAAAATTAAAACTTCCCGAAATTAAAGACGAGCTAAAAGCGATTGAACAGAAAGTAACTGGTAAAAAAGCTGAACTTATAGACCGACTTCTTGAAAATGCAGATAAAGAATATCTTGAAAAGAAATACTCGGAGCGGTATTTTGCGTTAACAGAAAAAGGAGAATCCGAGCTTAAGGACAATGAATATGTGAGCTATTTGCATAGAAATAGAGTTATGACTGTTTGGGAGATGAACCAGAGGATATCTCAAACACACTATCCGTATCGTGATGTGCTTTGGGGATATTTCAACGAACAAAGCACGTTGCATTTTCAAAATTTTGATTTCGGACTTTATCGTAATACCCGGTTGAATATGTATCGTTTTCTTATGGAGGAGAATAAACCGAAAACTGCTTTTCAAATGTTATGCGAAGTTATGTCCTTCGATTTGAGTGGCTTGGGAAATAGCGAAAAATCAATGTTCAAGTGGGAACAATCAGACCCTGAATTTTATTTGGAAATGTATAAGTCAAGAATTGAACAATTCTTTCCTTACGATGAAGAAAAACTAATTATACCTCCGGCTGTTTTAGGATGGGCTGCAGAACTGCAAGAAACACTGGGATTTGATGATAATGAATTCAAGAAAGAAATGCTTGAATCATTTGAAAAGGTTCATCCACCCCGTAGAATCTTTACCGATGAGGAATGTGCAAATATTGTAATTGCATCTATACATGAAGATACAAATTCCTTATCAGCTATATTCAAAAAAGTCGAAATTCGTGAGAATGCAAAAATTAAGGAAATTGAAGCAAGAATACAAAAATGACAAATAAGGAAATTAGCATGATACAAAAAATACAAATCATATCAAATAACATCTGTTACGGGCCCCCACCAGATAACGGGACAGAGGTGGAACAACATTTCACAGTATCAACAAGTGGTCGTATTTGGTTCAACGGATACAATTTTATAGGCGGTTTTAATAACTATGAAAGAGGTCGCTCAATCCAAATGAGCATCGGCAAGGAAAATGCAAAGACCATACTTGATTTGATTGAAAAACACTTGGAATCCGATGTTCTGATAATGGCTACGGATTGTGGCTCGTGGGATTTAAAGGTTACCGCCTCGGACGGAAATACAACCGAGAGAAGAGGCTCTCTTATAGATGAAATCTATGCCGGAAACACACCAATCTCCAAAACAATAAGAAGTATAGTTTCAATTGAAGATATGTTTTTGTTTGATGGAAATTACCCGGAAGATGAGGTGTTGGACGATGACGAATAAAGAAAAACTACATCTCTTGAAAGCGGTGCCACCGAAACCTTGCTGCTTAGCGGATTACTATTACAAGTTGCTTGAAAATATGTGTTCAATGAAAAATGACTACGGAGATTATATGACCACCGAACCGATAAATTGCGATGAAGAGCTGAAGCGAACTGCAACCGCAGATTGGGATTTGTGCTGTGCATTACTCACGATGCTCCTTCGAGAAGACCACTTTGCACAGTATGGTTGCTTTGATAGCAGAGTTGAAAAAGGTGATGTTCAAATAATCATTGACAGAATGATTGCGGTTTTGGAAAAGAAAGAAGCAGAAATTAAAAGACGGCTTTCCGGGAGGGCAGCCGAATATTTGATGTTTATGGACGATTAAAAAAACCTCGCTTGATAGTGATTATCAAGCGAGGTTTTTACTTATAGGTTAAGTAATGTAATATCCAATTTCTGACCGTGCAAGTATAGCTCATAGGCTTTTTTTGCCGGAATAAACCGATTCTGAATAGGTTCTAATCCAAGGCTACCAAGCATATCCATTTCTACTTGACCTTTGGGTATATAGTTATCCTGCTGTGTCGGCATAAGAAAACAGTTCTTTACAATACTAAATTTGTGTTCCTGTATGAACCGCTGATATGCCAATTGATATAAGTATTGTTTTGTGACAGATTCAAGACCGGGTTGTCCACGGAGAGGTTTGTTACTCTCTAATTGCATATTGTAATACTTGGCATCAAAAATGATGAAGTAGCTTTGACCGTTTGCTGAGCCAACTGAAATCAAATCAGGAATTAAAGTATCCGCTTCCCGTGTGAATAGAGTTCCATTTTTATCTTTATCCGACCATATCGGCTTGTCGATGAGTGTTTCGAGTGCCTGTGTACGGTCATACTTTTCAAGTAGAGGATTTGGTAACTTCAAAGAACCAAGCGGAGTCTTGAGCTGATTATTCAAGATTTCAGCACATACATTTTCCCATACCAAATTGAAACTGTTTGTGCCGAATAGGCTGAAGCAATCAGTGTCATCCAAATTACTGCTATGGTCTATGTAAGCATACATTGTTTTCAACACGAGCTGTTTGCGAGTATTGAACTGAACATTAAGTTCATTCTGAATACGATATAGGATGTACTCTTTTTCACCGAAATCGTCAAGTTCCTCATCTGAAAGGTCAACGGGGTCAATGTCAAACAAGTCAGTCAAGTCGCAAGCTTCGAGTTCTTTTGAACACTTTGTGAGGATACAATCGTGAAGTCTTTTGAAATAGTCGTATTCATCGTTTACACGCTTCCTTGTGAGCAATTCAGGATAATAGGGTCTGTTGTTGCTCAAAAGAGTAAAGGTCTCATTGATGGTTTTATCCCAAAGAATATCTCCGGCTCCGTTGCTTTCAATGATGTCTTCGGTGTTGGAATAAGAGCCGTATTCATAATAATCTTGCAAAAGGAACATTATTACTGCGAGGAGGTTAAAAGCGGTACTTTCCATATTATCGTTATACATTCTGATAATTTGGTTTTTGGTATTGTAACGCTCAATTACACGAAGCACCTGCTTGAGTTCTTCTTTCGGTTCTTTTGCATCAAGAAGATATTTTGGGTAGCATTTTATAACACAGCCGGACACAGCTACAACCCCAACAAAAGTGAATACATAAAGGTACTCGTTTTCACCAACTTCAACATCCGCAATCTCAATATCTTCATCGATAAGGTCGGTGAGGTCTTTTTGTTGTTCAGAATACTTGACCGCTTTAAGAATGCCGTACTCCTTGAGTGCCTTAAGAATAGACACCGTTTTTTCTTCTGAAAGACCGAATATCTTTGTCAGCTCATCTTGGGTATAGCGTTTCTGTTCACGGACATATCTTTTTGGTTTCATTCGGTTTCACCCTCTCCATTTGCGGGTGCCGGGAACTGATTATGGATTTCATCGCAGAAGATGAACACACCCTTTGTGTCAAATTCATCACGGATGCTCGAATATCGAGTAGTGTCGGAACAACCGCTGAAGAGTGTATGCTTTTTCTGCTTTGCTGCATCTTCAAACAAATACATTATTACTTTACTCTTGAATGCATCTATGAATTTATCCGCATCTATTTCACCCTCAAGAGGGATAACTTTTGTTGATAGGAAGTAAGGCCCCATAAGTTTATCTTCGTTAATTTTGAAATCCTTTGAAGAAAGGACACCGTTTATAGCTTTGCGGAGCTTGTTCCATTCAACAACTCTTTTATAATCTCCCTTACCGAGAGTTACCGCTTTTCTTGCGATGTTCTCATCACCGTTATCAATGCCGAGATAAGTAAAGTCCCATCTACGCTTGAAAGCTGTATCCATTGGGAACACTCCCTGATCCGCACTGTTCATTGTTGCCCATATAAACATATTGCTTGGAATTCTTAACTCTGCATAGCTTTCAGGATTTCCACCGAGAACCTCTGCAAGATGGTTTTTTAAATCTTCCGATGCCTGAATGCTGTAATCACTTATATTCTTTCCATTTCTGTCGAGCAATTGAAAAACATCTCCGAATACAGCTGCAACATTTGCACGATTAATTTCTTCAATGACAAGGACGAAAGGTCTTGGAGTAGCATCAGGATTGTTTGCATTCTCAAGAGCTTTCTTGAAAACACGCATAAATGGTCCGGGGACATATTTATAAGTTATACCTTCAGCTGATGGAACAGGTTTATAAGTTCCCACAAAATTTGCATATGAATAATCAGGGTGGAATGTTACCCTCTCGTATTCACCATCCATAGATTTTATAAGTTCGTCAGTTTCCTTATCAAGCGTATGGCTTTTACCAGTTCCGGGAGCACCGAAAAGTATCCTGTTTCTTGGCAAATCACAATCTAACTTTGATTCAAAGGTCATTATTCTCACACCTTCCATTTCTTTTACTTCTCCCAAATCGTCAATTATATCCTTTGTATATGTACCTTTCAACAACTCCACTACGGACGATTTGTAATCATTTAATCCCCAAATGGACATAGCAGTCATCAATGAACGGTGAAACGCTGTGGAAAGGCTACTCCGAGCTATATTCTTTTTCAACCATGTAACCTTTCTTCTGTTAGCATAATCAGGGTCTTCGTTGGGGTTCTCCGTATCATCAAAGTAGTAGTCGGATTCAATTCGACCTATATGGCATACACCTTCATCCGCAAAAATTATATAATCACCGATTTGAACATCGTTGATAAATCTCCAAACTTGACCGATATCCTGACCTCTTCCACGGGGTTCTTTTTGGATGTACTCATCATATCTCAAACCGAGCATTTCTTTGGAATCAATATCTTTCAAATCACCGAGGCAAGACCACCCTATGCAAACATGAGGGTCTACTTCTGATAGTGCATCGTTAAGTTCTTTTATATGTATACCATACAGGTTATGTTTTAATACGTCTTCAAAATTCGTTTCTTCGGTAACCTCTGTCAAATCAATCTCCGTTTGGATAAGAGCTGCTCCAAGAGCCTTATGTGAAGAGTTTTCCGAATCAAAAAGGGAATACCCCACAAGCCGTTCCAAACCACTGAAATCCATATAATAACCGAAATGTGAATGATTGATTCCATAGCTTTCTATAATAGAATCTATATCAGAAATTTTTGCAATATATTTATTTATAATTTCAGTTCCAATTTTATCAAATAAATATGCTGATAACGCAAGACCCTCGTCTTCATACAATGAGTAATTCTGTTTAAGTGAAGATAATTGTGGTTTTGGAATATTGCCGAATACTCCAGAGCTTATTTTCCCGTGAATCACGGAAAACGAAGCATTATACGCTTCAAGCATCCAGTTAGCCAAATTGCTATTTAAAAGGGAGATACTTCTATCTTCATTCCTTTTAAACAGACGTGCTTGTGTTAGCATTTTTACCCAAACATCATAGCCTATAGCTCTCTCATTGACGGGGGGAGTTTCAGAATTTCGAGCTTCTATTTGAGATTTTACAAATTCATCATTGACATCCTCAATCGAATTGCAATCTACAAGACAAGAAAAGTCGTAAGGAGTAATGTATGCAGCATCTGCAGAAAGAGATTCTGCAGACTTTATAAACTTAATTAACAATTGTAAAGGGAAATATTCTGTTTCATCATCTTTGTAAGTATAATTAGCAACATACCATAAAGATATTTCTTGAATGCTGATTTTATCATCAGCAAACGCTCTGCCCATTTCTGTTAAATTACCGGAATCATCCATACACCCATAAGCCTTAAAATATGTAAATAATGCTCTACGTATTCTACCACGAGCTGAATCAAAATCCCGGTAAATATTTGCTTCTGCTAATTTGCGTTCCGCAAGCTCTATTACTTCAGGTTCGCTATCTAAATTAATAGCATTGTCCGCTAATATTTTTAATGCTGAACGAGTGATTTCGCTCATATACTTATGCGTATCCATTGACCATTTCATTAATAATCCCTCCTTACATACATTTCAAAACTTCTTTAATTAATCCCATTAAAACATCTACCACAACCGAGTTTCCTGCTTGTCTGTACATTTGAGTATCAGAAACCACCATTTTAAAGTCATCAGTAAATCCCATCAAACGTAAACACTCTCGAGGTGCTAATCTGCGGATTCGACCGTTTGTTGTAACATAATTGTCTTCACCTGCTCTGTGCATTTTATGCATGGTACTCATTAATGGTCGTGCGATTTGCAAATCAATCTCTGGCTTCATTGAGAATCCACCAGTACCCTCGCACATAATACCGGGAAGGATTTTTTCTGATAAGAAATAGCGTTCAGGAACTTCACCTTTTTCGTGTATGATATTGAAGCCATCTTCATTTGAGGTAAAATTTCCGTCTGGCGTGTTTTCAAGTAACAAATCTTGTAGAGTCAACTTTAATTCTTTTTCTTGGGGGAAAGAAAAGTTATCTCCACCGTTTTTGAAACCTACAACAAAAATTCTTCTTCTCTTTTGAGGTATTCCAAAGTTGACGGCATCTAAAACTCTACTATACAGAGTGTACCCCAGCGAAGCAAAGACACGCTGAACAACCTCCCAAGTTCTTCCTTGGTCATGTTTAATCAATCCTTGAACATTTTCGTATATAAATGCTTTGGGTTGAATCTCGTTAACAAGTCGTGCAAATTCATAAAACAGGGTACCTCGTGCTTCTTCGAGACCTTTTTGGTATCCGAGCAATGTGAAACTTTGGCAGGGGCTGCCTCCTACAAATAAATCGACTTTATTTTTATAATGTTCTCCTTCAAGAAAGCGAACATTGAAATGAAAATCCTCTGGAGCTATTTCATAATTTGCACAAAAAGATTCCTTTACAAAATTTTTCTTCTTAGCAGGAATTTTTGATGCAATAAACGCTTGTCTTTCTTCGTAGGTACTAATATTCTTAAGTGTTTTTGCTATTTCTTCTTCGGAAATTGTAAAATCAATTTCTCCATTATCACAAGCAAAAACGATTTCATGCTCAATTCCTAATCGTTTTAATGCAAATTCAGGTGCACCAATTCCACTAAAAACTGTAGCAACTTTTAATTTATTACTCATCACAATCCTCCACAAATATGCCAGTCTTTAATATGCTATTTAATACTTCGGTGAGAACATTAACCGCTATAGAATTTCCTACCTGTCTGTACATATGCTGATCAGGTACAACAATTTTGAAATCATCAGAAAATCCCATTAGTCGTAGACATTCTCGTGGAGTTAAACATCTTGCAACTCCTCGAGTGCCATTATAGAAACCTTTATAAACTCTTTCATCCTCTTCCAATCTTTGTGGAATAAAGGTTTCAAATCTCATATCACCGAACCAGTTATATTGCTGACAAGCAACTTGGCAGCGAGCAATTTTCCCATTTAAAGCTACGTGTTTTATTTGATTTGGGTCAATTACTCTCTTAAATCCCTTTTCTGGAAGATAATATTTATTGTCAACATCGCTTTCTAAATAATCAGAAAGTTCAGTGTCGAGTTTTACTGTTTGTGGTTCAATAAGTTTGTTAAAACAATCCTCAAAGTCTTTGCGGAATCCCACAACAAAAATTCTTCTTCGATTCTGGGCAAGCCCAAAATCCTTTGCATTCAAAACCCAATACTTCCACTTGTAGCCTAAAGAATCAAAGATTTCAGAAATTACTTCCCATGTTCTTCCACCATCATGATTTAACATTCCATATACATTTTCATATATAAAAACTTTAGGTTTTATTTCGCTTACTAATCGAGCATACTCATAAAAAAGTGTTCCTCGTGCTTCATCTAAACCTTTTCTTTTGCCCATAATTGAAAAACTCTGACAAGGACTTCCTCCAACAAACAAATCAACTACTCCGGCATATTTATTTCCGTCAAGTAGTTTGGCATCTTGATAGAAATTTTCAGCATCGATATCGAAATTTGCCTTGTATGTTTGTTCAACTAAGTTAATTCCCGATTCTTTAATGTAAAGATTAGTTATATATCTATTTTTTTCTTCATCGGACATTTCCGTTGTTGCATATTCAATCTCTTCGTATGAGGATTTAAGTCTTCTTTCACCATTATCACAAGCGAAAACTATTTTATGGTTGATTCTATTTTTAATCATTGAGTGTTCAATTGCACCAATTCCGCTGAACACTGTTGCTAATTGTATCATTTTGTTTCCTCCAGCTTGCATTAATCAATGGCACTTTTTCCGCTTTTGACCCATTCGTCCAACTCTGAATATTTAAACTTCCACAGTTTTCCTATTTTATGTGCGGGAATATCTGTTTTCTTTATCCAGTTTCGGATAGAGTCCTTTGTAACTCCAAGATGTTTCGCTGCTTCTTCGATTCCTATCCAATTTTCAGCAAAGTATTCACTCATTTCTTGCACCTCGATTTAAATATAAATAGACAATTATATTATAACACATACCATTTAGATTTTCAAGTATTTGATATGATTTTGTGGTAATTTGTTGTATTATATTTAATTTACAAATAATATTATATTAAATGTAGTGTACATAAAAAAGGACACTTGGCTGAATTCAGTAGACCTTCAGTAGAAGAATTCAAGCAAAGTGTCAACTATAGAGTAATTAAATTTTATGGATTGCATATTTTATGTAAAGCTTTACATAAAAATTGTATTGGAAAGTAATAGATTATGTAAAGTTTACCTCATATTCATAGGCATTTAGCTGAAATAGTTGTAGTTTTCTTTACATAATATTTTCGTTCAGTTAAACTTAGAGTATATCAATTC